AGCCTTTGGGATTACCTGGGTTTCCCTACCGGGATAGACCCGGCCGGCGCGTATCCTCTGGATTTTCCACGCCGGGCGTATAATCAAATATATAACGACTACTATCGTGACGAAAACCTCGTAACCGAGCTCGCTCTCGACAACGAATCCATCATGAACCGTTCATGGGAGAAGGACTATTTTACGTCCGCTCTCATAGCACAACAGCGCGGGCCTGCTCCGTCATTGCCATTGACAGGTATGGGATTCGCAGATTTTTCGAGCGCGATGGGTGTAGCTGGAAATACTGTAGGTGTTAACGTTAATTCGGTAACCGATTTAATCGGTACTTCCGATAACACATCCGTACTGGCCGCGCTCAACAAAAATCAGATAGATTTTTCCGAAGCAACCACATTCACCGTCGCAGATATGCGTCTGGTTTTCCAGATTCAAAAATGGATGGAACGCAACGCACGTGCCGGCGTCAGATATACGGAATTTCTCCGTGCCCACTTTGGCGTCGCGCCTCGTGACGATAGGCTTCAGCGTCCCGAGTATATCGGCGGTAGTAAGTCGTCGGTGATTATATCGGAAGTCTTGCAGACCTCCGAGACTGACGCAACGTCGCCCCAGGGAAACCTGGCCGGACACGGCCTGGTGGCCGATGCTACGCGCGTAGGATCGTATCGCGCGGAAGAGTTCGGCCTCATTATGGGCATTATGTCGGTAATGCCCAAACCTGCCTATCAGCAGGGAATTGACCGGCAATGGCTACGCCGGTCGCGCCTTGATTTTTACTTCCCGGAGTTCTGCAATCTCTCGGAACAGGCAATCGAGCGTGCCGAGTTGTACGCCTCTGCAGTAGAAGCAGATAACCGGACAGTGTTCGGTTATCAAGGTCGCTACGATGAAATGCGCATTAAGCGCAATATGGTTTGTGGCCTTATGAGAACGGATTTCGATTTCTGGCATCTTGGCCGCCAGTTCGCAAGTCCACCCGTTCTCAATGAGGAATTCATAACGTGCGTTCCTCGCAAGGACGTTTTCGCAGTACCTTCGGAACCGGGCTTGATCTGCTCGGTAGGAAACAAGATACTTGGTATCAGGCCGTTGCCGGTACAGTCATCCCCCGGCCTGATCGATCATAACTAGGAGGTCTATATGGATTTCATGACCCAGCACAATCGCCCACCGAGAAAAGGCGAGATAAATTCCGGCGAGACGCTTGTGGATACGAGCGGTTATATACCACCGGAAAGACAGATTTTCGACATGATAAACGCGGGGCGTCGTCTGTCGGAAAACCGCAAAGGCATGTACGAGTTCGAACGCGACGATGTCGTGCCTGAAGATTTCGTAGATCCTACGAGGGAACCTGGTTTCGACTTGGTCGATGCCGGGAATATCGCCGATAATCTTACGGCGAAGAAAAAAGCCGCCGACGCGGCCAAGGATAAAAAGGCCCATGATGACGCAAGGGAGGCCCTTAAACGAGAGTTGAGGGCCGAAGAGGAGGCCAAGGCAGTGGAGGCCGGCAATGGCACTCCTTGAGGGCTTGGCGGCCGGAGCCGGCATAGCTGAAACGCTGTGGAATATAGGTTCGTCGTTATATAACACGCACCAGCAAAAGGAAACCCAGGAAGAAACCTGGCGTCGTGAAGATACGGCTGTGCAAAGGAGAGTTGCTGATCTTAAGGCTGCGGGATTGAATCCAGTTCTCGCAGCTGGTCAGGCTGCACAAACGTCACCGACACAGGCGCCACAGAATACGCCTCCTGATGAAATGTACCTGTCGAAAATGCAAGTAGCCAAGGCGATGATGCAACAGCAAGCGCAGATAGGCCAGACGACAGCTCAGACACAGTTGCTAAAAATGCAGCAGTTAAAAACTGCCCTGGATAGTCAGAAGGTAATAAAAGATATGGAAGGCCAGGATATCATGAACGCAACGAAGGCGAACGATCTCGCTTTTCTCAAGCGTTATGGTGGACTTTCCACGGGATCCGGTGTTACTCGCGATGTGGCTAATGCAATCGACATGGTCCAGAAAGCGATTCCGCTTTCAGTTCCTATCGCAGGAGCTGGAATAGACTTGTTCAGCAAACTACAGGATGGCTGGAATCAGAAGAAATGGGACAAGGCGTTGTCCGCACCAGGTAAAGCGCCGAAAGATAAAGGCTATGGCCTCGGCGGTTCGGTATTGAAGAGCCTTGGATTAAAAGAGGAGCCGAAACATCTTCCGGCTCCGAAAGAACGCCGGTTGACCGGCAGGGGGGAATAATGCGATGTCGCGGATCTCGCGGAGGTAGGCGCAACTACCGTAAAGGTAAAGGAACCCGTATATCAAAGTACGGGTCGTCACGCGGAGGAATACGGCTGTAGCCGTGACGGGGGGCCAATTGGCCCCCCGTGGAGTTTATATGAAATGTACTAATCCATTTCTATTGGAACCTCAACATATATGGGTAGCATGCGGAAAATGTATAGCATGCAGAATAAACAGAACGGATGAATGGGCAACCAGGCTAATGGATGAATATAAGACCTGGCCTTCATCATCGTTCGTAACGTTAACATATGATAACGAACATTATCCAGAGGATGAATCGTTATCTAAAAAGGAGCTTCAAAATTATATTAAAAGGCTTCGTAAAAATAGTGGAAAAAAATTAAAGTATTTCGCCTGTGGCGAATACGGAGAAAAGCACGGACGGGCTCATTACCATGCCATATTATTTGGCATGGATATAATTGCAGACAATGATGATATAATCAGGTCGTGGCAAGGTAAAGGCAACATTGATATTGGGACAGTGACTTTCAAGTCCTGCCGATATGTTGCAAAGTATGTATATAAAAAATATAACGGAGTTATGAAACAAGAGGTTTACGGAGATAAGGAATCTCCGTTTAAAATAAGTTCACAAGGCTTAGGCCTTGACGTCGCTCTGGAATATGGCGACGAATTAAAGGATCATCTCTATATGATCCGTGATGGTAGGCGTATAGCTCTACCGCGGTATTACCGCAAGAAACTACAAATAGAAGCAGATGCATATAAAGATATAATAACCGACTATCAAACTAAATTGTCTAAACATTACGCAGAAAAAAAACTATCAGGTAAATATAAAATAAACTATATCTATAAATTAAATAAACAGCGTAATGAGGAATATAAAACTAAAATGCATAGGTCGGAAAATAATAAATAATTCACATCTGCGTTAATAAATTAAACTACATGCAGTATTCTGCATGTAGTAACCAAGCGTAGCGCGGTAGCTGTAAAAATGGGTAATTTTTACCTGGCAATACTGTCCCTCTCGATACTAGTATTGCTAAGTGACACCACGGTTGAGTGGTTCACTAATAAATAAAAAAAGATTTTAATAAAAGTACTTGACAAAAGTGCTACTAAGTAGTACTATGTAAGCATAGGAGATTATACATGGCACAACGTTACGTATATACCAGGTCGGCCGCGATTAAGCATCTGAGGCGTATGATAAATAAAACTAGGGAGAACGGCCTAAAGTATCCCGATACTGCTGAGGCCGGAGAAATTACTTGCGAAGCCTACGAGTATGCAATAGAACTACTGGAGGAGGAAATCTCATGAGGTACGACGAGGTACAGGAGTACTTGAAAGAGGACGACCATCGGTACGGTATCTTTACCGTAGTGGATCGCGTTTCCGAAACGTCGGCACCGGCTTGGGCCGCGCGTAATATCGGAGTTGCGATGCGCATGTTCCGTTCCATGGTGAAGGACATGCCGCCGGAAGATTTCCGGCTCGTCATGGTAGGAGCGTACGACCTCCAGTCAATGAGGCTGGTTGGTCTCGACGTTCCAGAAATCATCGAGGTGAAGGTATGAATCCATTCGATCTCGTAGGGTCGTTGCGACCAGGAAAATCAACTTTCAATCTGTCGTACGATAAAAAGTTTACGTGCGACATGGGCCAGCTCATACCAATCATGTGTGACGAGATGGTGCCAAGTGACGTTTTCAAGATAGGAAACGAGGTCGTGATAAGGTACCAACCACTCGTTGCTCCTATCCTTCACGAAGTGAACGTGTTCGTTCACTACTTCTTCGTGCCGTATCGTCTACTTGACGATACGTGGGAAGATTTCATCACCGGCGGTGTTGACGGCGAGTTCGCCGGACTGGTTCCCAGGTGGGAACCGACAGATACGACGATAGGTAGCCTTT